GTGCTTGTGCTTGTGCTTGTGCTTGTGCTTGTGCTTGTGCTTGTGCTTGTGCTTGTGCTTGTGCTTGTGCTTGTGCTTGTGCTTGTGCTTGTGCTTGTGCTTCTTTAACTTGTTTACGAACTATTTTATCATAATTATCTATTATACTATTAATTTCTTTTAATGTATTATTAAAATTGGATTTAATATATCCTGTTTTTTTTCGAGAATTCGGTAAAGCATTAATTTCTTTAATATTTTCAATACCATCATTTAATGTATCTGAAATTTGTTTTTTTACATTTATATTAGTAATTAAATTTATACTAGCAATAATTTTTGTAATCCTATTTGTTTGTGCTAATTCAGGTTCATTGCTGTCTAATAGTTGTTGTAATATTTCATCCATTTTATTGTTTTCATCTCCTTCTGCTCCTTCTCCTGTTCCTGTTCCTGTTGTTTCTGCTGCTGCTTCTGCTGCTGCTTCTGGTGCTGGTGCTGGTGCTGGTTCTGCTGGTGCTGGTGCTGGTGTTGGTGGTTCCATGACCATTGGTTCTTCTGCTCTTGTATCCGGATTTTGAATAATATAGCTATCAATATCACTATAGTTTTGCAACATGATAAATCTCATATTATTTCTTAAACTGTTATAAATACTATATCTTCTTTCTTGGTTAACATTAGGTGGTTTTCTAAACATATCTATCATTATATTTTTAATTTGTTCAAATAAATTTAGCGCTGGACCACGACCACTTGCAGTATTTGCTGGTGGCACTTCTGCGTTTGGTGTTCCTCCTACTCGTACCATGTCTTCTCCTTCAACTGGTTTTTTTTCATGTGATACCATATTTATAAATTCGTTTCCTATTTTATTAATATTATCTTCAAAAATTAAATATAATAATTCAGCATATAATTTAAATATATTTCCTCCACTATTTTTTACTAGAAATTGTTCGTTTGATATACCTATAGTGTTAAAACCATTAATATATGCTGTTAAATATTTAAATAATTTATTAAATGGTTCATCGGGGTATCCCTTATCTAATTCAATACAATCATTTATAAAATTTAACCTAAGTTCTCTTTTTTCTGATTTATCATTCTTTTCGTTTTCACTCTTAATTATATATAATTCACCACTTATATCTTGTAAAGTTGTTTCATATTTAAAATTGGTTGATTTTAAATTACCTAACTCATTATTTGTTGATGTTGCTGTTATATCAAAAATTTCTCCTTTAAGCATTCTTGTAATACCAAAATCATAATTACTTTCTCTATCAACAAAATCTTCTAAAAAATTGTTTTCCACATCAAATATGGATTTTAAAATTTGATTTGATTCTAAATCATGTACAAGTGCTTTTTTTAGTTCCTCTTGTGTTGCTTGTAGTGCTTCTGCATCCGCTTGTGCTGCGTCTGCTTCCGCTTGTGCTTCCGCTTGTGCTTTAAAGTATTCACGTATTATTTCTATTTGTGTTTCATTAAAAACGGATTCAAAAATTTCATTTATAAGAATTGGTATATATGTATTTTTATAATGTTCCATAATTAATATTATATATTATTATAAAATAATAATATTAATTTAAAATTTATATTATAAATTAATTTAATTAATAAAATGTGTGGAATTTCTTTTATTCTCTCAAAAAATAAAAAAAATATTATAAAAAATTTATTAAATAGTCTAGAAATTATACAAAATAGAGGTTATGATTCTATGGGTATATGTTATTATGATAATTTAGTAAATAGTTATAAAATAGAAAAAAATGCATCTACTAATGATAATGATTGTTTTGATTTATTAAAAAATAAATTCAATAATTCAGAAATAAATTCTCACATTGGATTAGGACATACACGATGGGCTACGCACGGGGGTAAAACTGATATAAATTCTCATCCACATTATTCACAACAAGGTTCAATAATATTAGTTCATAATGGTATAATAAATAATTATGATAAAATAAAAAATAAGTTAATTGAAAAAAATTTTACATTTTATAGTCAAACAGATACAGAAGTAATAGCAAATTTAATAGAATATTATATTTTATATATGAATGATACAATAGATAAGGCTATTATAAATGCAACAAAAGAATTAGAAGGTACTTGGGCATTAATAATAATTTATACAAAAGAATTAGATACTATTTATGTTACACGTCATGGTTCACCTTTATTATTAGGAAATAATGATGATTATATAATGTGTACTTCTGAATCAGATGGATTTATAGGATTGGTAAATGATTATATTTCATTAAATAATGAAGATATTATACAAATTTCTAATAATACATATAAATCATTAAACAATAATGAAATTTATAATATTAAAAAAGTAATTTATCAAGATATTGTTCATACTTGTAAACCATATGAACATTGGTTAATAAAAGAAATCATGGAACAACCAGAAACAATACAAAAAGCATATAATTATGGCGGAAGAATATATGAAGATAATATAAAGTTGGGTGGTCTTGACCACATAAAAAATATAATGAATTATATAGAATATATAATATTAATAGGTTGTGGTACAAGTTATAATGCGAGTTTAATAGGTGAAGATTATTTAAAATCATTAAATAAATTTAAATGTGTTAAAACAATAAATGCGTGTGAATTTTCAAGTGATGATATACCAAATATAGAAAATAAGGCTAAAATTTTATGTATATTTTTAACTCAATCAGGAGAGACAATAGATGTATATAACTGTTTAAAAATATGTAAGGTCCATAAATGTATAACATTAGGTGTAGTAAATAAAATAGATTCTTTAATTGCGAGAGAAGTGTTATGTGGAGTATATTTGAATGCTGGTTCAGAAGTAAGTGTAGCATCAACAAAATCATTTACATCTATGTTAGTAGTATTATCTTTGATAGAGATGTGGTTTCAAGACAATTATTTTAATAATATAGAAAAAATAAATAATTTGCGTGTATTATCAAATACAATAAATAACTTATTATTTGATATAAAATTTTTAAATAAAATAGATTTTTTGAGAGATTTTATAATAAATGAAAAAATAAATAATATTTTTATTTTAGGAAAGAAAAAATTATTTCCCATTGCTTGTGAAGGTTCTCTCAAAATAAAAGAAGTTACTTATATTCATTGTGAAGGATTTAGTGCAGGTTCATTAAAACATGGACCATTTGCGTTATTAGATAATACAAATTTAAGTATATTATTAATAGATTATAGTGATAAAAGTAATTATGCTAATTTAACATCAACATATCATGAATTAATAGGACGTGAAACAAATGTATATGTAATAACAAATTCATTTGAAGTAATAGATGATTTAAAAATAGAAGAAAATAAGTATTGTTTATTATATAGATTGGAATATTATAATGAAATCATATTTACAATAGCATTACAAAAATTAGCATATGAAATATCTATAAAAAAAGGGATAAATCCAGATAAACCTAAGAATTTAGCAAAGGTAGTTACAGTAGAATAGATTATAATAAAATATTTTCATAATTATTTAAAAATATTTTCATAATTATTTAAAAATATTTTATTATTTTTATAAAGATAATAAAATATGAATAATAGACCAAGTTGGGACCAATATTTTAAACAATTAGTTCAATTAACATCAACCCGTTCATCATGTGAAAAATTACATGTAGGATGTTTATTTGTAAAAGATAATAGAATTATAGCACAAGGTTACAATGGTTATATAGCAGGATGTGAACATAAAATGATTATAAAAGACAATCATAATATAGCAACAGTACATGCCGAACAAAATACTATAACTGATTGTGCTAAAAGAGGAGTTAGTTCTAATAATTGTAAAGCATATATAACACATTATCCTTGTTATAATTGTATGAAACTGATGGTATCTTGTGGAATATGTGAAATAAATTATATAGAAGATTATAAAAATGATAATTTAGTAAAAGATTTAGCAAATGAAGCAAAAATAGAAATAAAGAAAATTTAATTTTTTATTTTTTATTTTTTATTTTTTATTTTTTATTTTTTATTTTTTATTTTTTATTTTTTATTTTTTATTTTTTAAATAGAATTTGTAATATTATTTATTATTTTAAAGATAAAATAAAACAACATAGCAAAAATTAAGCTAATAGCAAATGAGCCATACAGATTCAAATTCAAATCTTTCATATAAAAAAATGGAAAAACTTTATAAAAAAACATTTTTGTATTGGGTAATTGAAATATAAAATATAATATAGATAACACTATTGGGATTTGTAGTTCATTATAAATATATTCTAAATTATTATTAAAAGTTTCAGTATTATTATTTTTATTAATTACACTTTCTGGTGTTTCTAAATTATTTATATATGTTTCATCATTATTATCTATATAATTTGGTTTAATTTGTTCATCTGTGGTTATATTTGTATTATTAACATTTGATGGTATATCTCGTGACGGTAAATTTGTGGCATTATTATTTTTTGCCATTTGTAATTGCAAAATCATTTCGTTATAATCATTTTGGGTTTTTGGTATTTCATTATTAGAATTAGGATTTTGATTTGGCATTTGATTTGGCATTTGATTTGGCATTTGATTTGGCATTTGATTTGGCATTTGATTTGGCATTTGATTTGGCATTTGATTTGGCATTTGATTTGGTATTTGATTTGGCATTTGATTTGGCATTTGATTTGGCATTTGATTATCTATTGTATTAATAGATATATTATTTTGATTATTTGAAATATTTTGACTAGTAGGTAAATCATTAATATTTGTAATAGATTGATTATTATTCATGTTTACATAAATATAATTAATTAAAATTAATTAATGTTACGCAAAATTAAGAATTTTTGAATTAGTATTTTTATTACAATGAGTTATTTCTTCATTAACTTCAAAACATTTATCATTATTACTATCAAATGAAAATATTTTATTTTTCAAGTCTTTTTGTTCAGGACCAGTAAAATTATAACAATTATTTGAAGTACAAATTTTTCTAAATAAACTGGCAATACCTAAACCTAATAATATAGATAAAAATATTCTACCGGTTTCACTATAAAATAATCTAGAAACAACTTTATTAAGCATTTTATTATATGTAAATATTAAATATAATAAAATTTTATTGTTGTGGTATAGTTTTTATATCATTTTTATTATTAGGACATTTTGTTTCACTAAAAGAATATTTAAAACAATTTTCGGCTTTATCTTTATATAAAACATTATTATGTAAAGTAGGATAAATAGTTATTTCTTTTTTATCATCAATATAATATATGTAATATAATCCAATTAATAAGCTTATTATAAATATTTTAATATTAATTATTTTAAATATTTTAAAAAGCATTTTGAATATATTATATATTCAAAATATTATAATCATTATAAATATTTTTTTTTTGTATTAATTTATAGTTTATATTATTTGATTGATTTTCTATTTTATCTAGATAATTATATTTATATGACATATTTTTAATAGCATCAGTTAATGGTTTTATTTTAGATAAATAAAATTCAAACGCTTGTTTTAAATATTTTTTATCATTTTCATTTAAATATATCTTATAAATATCTTTAAATTCAGTTATTAAGATATCAAGTTCTTTTTTATATTCTATAAGTTTATCTTTATTTTTAATTTCAGTATTTATATTATTATATTGTTGTTTCATATTTATAAAACTTTCCATTTTTTCATTTAAATCTGTATTTAAAATATTAAATTGTTCGATAAGATAATCTTCTTCTAAAAAATTAAATAAAAAATTTGTTTTAAATTCAATAATTTTACTTTTTATATTATTTATCTCATTATTTGTACTTATAATTTTATCTTCTAAATTTTCTGTTTTTATTTTATTAATTTTAATATTTAAATTACATTGTTTTGTTTTATTACCACAAACAGCTTCCAGTGTATCTTCTGTTTCTTTAAATATTGTTCCACCTTTTTTCTTACATTTAATACAATTTAATTCTACTAATGCTATATTTTTTTTAATATATGATAAAGGTAAATTTTCTTTATTTGCTTTAGTTTTAATTTTTTCTTTTTTTTTATTTATATCATTTTCATATTTATTTTTTAATTTATAATATTCATCATATTCTTCTAAATATTTTTTATATTTTTCAGAATCAATAAATGATATATTTTCCATTATAATATAGTATATAATTTTATTTTATATAAAAAATATACTAGTTATTATATAATATTATTTAATTATAAATTTTATTATGTAGTAACATAGCTTCAGGATTTTGATTATAATTATCATTAGGAAGATTAGTAACAAGATTAGTAACAAGATTAGTAACAAGATTATTTCTAATATTTTGTTGATTATCTATATTCATTTTATTATAATAAACTAATTTTGACATTATGTAATTATTATCTTGTATCATTTTATTTTTTAAATATTCTTTATTTTTTTTTGAACCTTTATATCTAAATTTAAGTATTAATATTAATGTAATAGCAAAAAATAAAAACATACTAATATTATAAATAAAATTATAATAATTAAATTTATATTCATTACATTTTTTTAGATTATTTGATAAAAATGCTTTTACATTTTTTGCAACTAAATTACTATTAGAATAAGAATTGTTATCAAAATTTTTATTTGATAAATTATTAAAAATAGCATTTGATTTTATATAATCAAAATTCATATATAAATTATATTCAAAATAAAAAAATAATTTATTCTTATAAATATAATGACAAATAATAATTCCGATTTAGAAAAAGATTTATTTAATTTAAAAAATAATCTTGATGATGATACTAGTTATAGCCCATTTAATTCATTAGCATATTTTGTTATATTATCAGTAATTTACACAATTATAATGGTTGCTAATATAAACTCACAATCAAGTATAGAAAATATAAGTGTTGCAGAAAATAATAAGATTTATCTATTAATATATATTTTTTTATTATTTGGAGGATATAATTATATTAATACAAAAGTTTATCAATCATATTGTAAAGGAGTAGTTGATTCAACTACTACATTTAATATTTTTTCAATGACTTTAATACCTTGGGTAGTTATATTTGGTTCTATATATTTTTTATTGGAATTATTTCCAGGATGGGTTGATCCTTTTGCTAATACAATTGGATATTTTTTAATAAGTTTTATAGGATTAAAAGATATATTAAAAGAATTATCACCACAAAATTCAAAAAACCCATCTATAATTAAAGCATTAGAAAATATAAATAGTAATCAAAGTATGTTTGTAAATGAAATAGATAGTGATTGTAATGAATTTAAAAAATATATTAAACTATCTGTTAAAGAAGGTATATTTAAAAATACATCTAATCCTGGAAATAATGATATTTCACATGATGATATTGATATAAACTCACAATTTATTAAATTATATGCTTTAATTATAAGTAAATTTTTTATAGGTAAAATTATTTGGTTTATTTTAGCCGGATTAATTATTAGTTCTATATCATATAATTTTGTTATTAATTTATCTTGTAATAAAAATCTTGCGACAGAAAGTGCTTTAATTAAAAATATTTATGAAAATGATAAACCAAAATTTGATGGTAAAAAATGGCAAGAGTATGCTACTAAACCCAAGAATTCGGAATTATTCCAATCAAATATCACAGAAAAATATAATAGTTATTTTAATACAACTACACATATTACCAATCAAAATAATAAAAATATAAATGGAGTGATTACAATACCGCAATCTGATTATAGTACAGCTTTAAAAACGCCGGGTGAAAAATTTGAAATTTTTGAAGGAGAATATATAGAAATTAACGGCAATTTTTATGTACCTATATATTAAGTATTTTTATATATTTAATAATTTTTATAATATTATTAAATATATAATTACTAAAAAAATTATATAATGATTTTATTACAATTAATATAAACAATAATAGAAAAATATGATAATATTGCTAAAATTATACTAATTAACCAAATAGGAATTACTGTTTTATTACGATATCCTAGACCAAAATTTCTAGGTTTACCATTTTTATCAAAAACAAATGTTGGTTTTGTTATAATTAATATTGAAAAAAGAAATAAAAAAATAATAATAGATATAAATGTTAAATTGTTATAAATAAATAAATTGAGCATATTTTTTATTTAATATAATATTATATTAAATAAAAATTAAACTATTATATTTATATTTTATATTTTATATTTTATATTTTATATTTTATATTTTATATTTTATATTTTATATTTTATATTAAAAAACATGATGTCCTGTAACTAATTCTTGTGCTAAAATACCAACAAATGCAATCATAGCTAATCTTCCATTATTAAGTTCTTTATTAAGTAAATCCATACTAATTTTATCCATATTATAATTACCAAAATTTCCAGGTTGATATTTTTCTTTTAATTGAAATGTTGTACTATTTGTTGTAAAAGGATTAACCCACCCATTATACATTCTATTTAATTCATAAAGCGAAACAAATAACCAAAACGGAGCTTGAATATTAATATCTTGTGAAGATAAATAATTAATACCTAACATAGAATCATCTGTTTCAAGCTTTTCAATAATTGGAATCATGGTTGTTGCTAACATTGCAAGTCGTCCATGTTGAAGTTCAGCTTCACGTGTAAATTTAATACGATTTTCACTCTTATCTTTAAGAATATATGCAGGGTCAAAATTTTCAAATGGTTTTACTGAACCAGCATATTTAAATGTTTTTACTTTTGGTACAATAGGATTTACAAAACAATGAATAGTAGTAAATAATAGAAAATGATTAATAATTTTATACATGATTATAGATATAATTATTTATGATAATATTTTTTTAAATTGTTTTTATAAATTGTTTTTATAAATTGTTTTTATAAATTGTTTTTATAAATTGTTTTTATAAATTGTTTTTATAAATTGTTTTTATAAATTGTTTTTATAAATTGTTTTTATAAATTGTTTTTATAATTTTCTATTATTTATAAATAAAACATTATTAATATAATTCAAATTTTTTTCAATACCAAAGCCTTTAAAAATTATATTATGTTCTGTGCACCATAGGGATATAAAAATAAAAATTACAATTATTAATGTTATTAATGATTTTTCATCACTATTTTCATTTGTAAATGCTTCACCTATTTTATAAGTAATATATCCCGATATAATTGTTATTAAAATTATTGGAAGAAAAAATCTGATATTATATTTATTATAATATAAACAATATATTAAAGCTATTGTTACAGGAATAAAAATTATAGCAACCAACATAATTATATTATATAAATAATATAATATAATTATATTGAAAAATCTTATATTGAAAAATCTTATTAAAAATCATATTCGTCTTCCGCATTTTCTTCATCTGGAATAGAAGCTATATCATATTCTTCATTAATTGCATTTGTAGTATATTCTTCATGTTCCATATCTAATTTAAATATTTCTTTATTCATATCATTAACTAAATTATTTTTATTTAATTTTTTATCTTTTATCATTTTTGCTTCCATTTCATCTCTTTCTTCATCATAATTTTCTTTAACATATTGTGTTAACCCTTTTTGAAGACCTTTATTCCATTTTTCTAATTTATTATTTTTAAATATATTTTCAATTTCGCGTTCTTCTATATTTAAATTTTTCAAATAATCAGTAATACCTTCTTTTTCTTTTTCTTTTGCATAAGTTATTTTTTCTTTTATTTTTTTATGATTATTTGATAAAAGTATGTTTTTTTCATATGTATAATTTATTAATATTTTTAATATTGTAGATTTCATATTATTAATAGTTTCATTATCATATTTATATTTTTCTAAAGAATTTATATCTAATTTAAATATTGGATTTTTATCGATATTAATATATTCATTCAAAATACTATAATAAACATATGAATAAAATAATTCAATAAATCTTTTATCAAATATATTTTTGATATTTTGTTCACTATTATTGTATGTAAAATTAATATCATTTTTAAATTTAAATAAATATAATATTTTTAGTAAAATATTTGTCTTATTCTTAATAATATTATTTATTATTTTCATTTCTTCAACATATTCATAATTAAAAAATTCTAAATAATATAAATCTAAAATATTTTTAATATCCTTCGTATGTTTATCACTTAAAATTTTTTTTAAATATTCTGGTATATATTCTGTGTCCAAAGATTTATTAATTATAATATATGGAATAATATTAACAATATCATAAATAATGTTTGTAAAACTTTGAATATTATCTATATTAACTTGTATATCTAAATTAGTTTTAATTATGTCTAAGTCTTTTTTGCTTAAATTGGTTTCCTTACTAAAATAATTAATAATATTAGTTTTCATTAAATCATTTGTTTTTGCAAGATAATTTTTAATTTCACGTAATTCTTTATTTTCATCATTTAAAATATCAAAATTATCTAATAATTTATCAAATTTATAAAAAAATACAGGGTCTATATTATCATCATCACTAACAGTTTCAATATAGTCTTTAACTAAAATAACTAATAATTCATTATTAGATAATATTTTATCATTATAAGTATTTTCTAGTAAATTTTTCTTACTAATATATTTAATTAATTCTTCAAAGTCTTTTAAATTATAAATCTTACCTAACTCTTTTAACTTATTAATTTTTTCACTTATTAAATCATTACTTTTAAATGATTTAGGTTTATTACCACAAATTAATTTCAAATCTTCTGATAATGGTATAGTATTTTCAAAATTACCATAATAAATAAACGTTTTATATATAATTTCTTCATTAAATGCTTTTTCTATTTTTATTATATTTTTTCTAGTACTTTTATAATGAAATAGTATAGGACAAGATATTAAATTATATATTTTTTTGATAATAATATTATAATTATAAGATATTAGGTTATTATCATAAATTTTATTATTTTTTGTTATAAAATATAATATATTATTTTTTTCACTATTACAACAAGCATTTTCTAAAAATGGAATTCCTGATTTATTTTCCATCAACAATGTTTCATTTTTTACTATATCTTGTATATGTTCAATAATATTTAAAGATAAAAATACTATTTTATTTTTTATTATATCAATAAAATTCTCATTTGTTCCGCTTTTTAATGTTTTTATTATATTATTTTCAAAATTATTATCTAATACTTGTAAATTAGCATTATCTATTTTAATATTATTTAATGGTGGTAAAAATGTATACCAATTATTTATTGATATTTTTTCGGGTATATCATCATTATCTTTACTGGATAATAAATATTTTTGTTTCTTTGATATTAATAATTGAATTTTTTTGTTAGTTATTATATATTTTTCAATTAATGCTTCTATTTTTTTAATTACATTTGCTTCTGATTGTTTTAAAAGTGTATTCCAAGGTTTTATAGAACTTTTTATTTTATGTGCTATACATACTATATATATCATTGTTGATTTATCTTGATCTCCTTCAAATGGATAACCAGAAAAAGATTTTATACAACCTGGAAATGTTTTTTTTGTTTTAAGACTTGGAATACTTATTTGAATATAAATTATTAAAAATGATAATGTTAATAATAATAATGAAGAATTATAGAAATCATCATATGATATTGCTTTAAATTTTGAATCTTTCATTTTATTTTTTTCAATCATTTTATCATAAATTTCTTTTTTTGGTATTATTTTTTTTTGAATATCTATAACTTGACTTGCTATTTCTTGAAAATAATTTGATAAATTTATTCCAATTAATTGTGTCATTGATTTTAAAATACCATTAATAATCTTTACATCATAACTTATTATTTCACCATTTTGTTCAAATTTAATATCATTTTCTTCTTCTAAAATTTCTTTTGTTATTAATTTATGACCTTGATCATCAAAACCTTCATCATTATTAAATTCTATATTTTTAATAATATAACCACTATATTTATCTATCCAATAGTTACCATCATCACTTATATTACCCTGTAATGCACAAATTGTATCTAATTCAGATTGATAATTTCTATTTTCTAAAAAACAATTAGCTAATTTTAATAAAAAAGTAGGAATTAATTTAGTATTAGTTTTTTTGCAATAAAACCAGAAGTTATTTTCTTCATTAATAGCTTCTCGTGTAAAATTTTCACAAAATTGTTTAATATATTTTTGTTTTAAAGGAAAATCTTTAAAATTTACTATTTTATTTTTTAATTTTTCATAAGGTGAAATAACTATTTCTTTAATATTATTTATTTTATTTAATTCATTTAATAATTTGTTATGTATATTTATTTTATTTTCATTAATTAAAAAATGTTTTTTTAAATTATTTTTTGTAGATTCATAATTTTTATTTATATCTTCTTTTAAATCTTCAATTTCTATATTATAATCATTCTTAAAATTTTTTAATATTTCATCTATATTTAAATTCAAATTTAATTTACTTGCATTTTCTTTTGTTAAACATTTTTCATTTATTGATGTACATTCTTTATTTATATCACAAAAAATTTTATTTGTGTCAATATAAAAATTGTCTTTAAATTTTTCATCTATTAACCATTCGTTATTTTTTCTTATAAATATAGTATTTATATTTTTATCTTTATCATATAAAATACAATAATCACCATCTATTATTTCTCTTTTTTGCTCTATAATAGCTTTAAATTCGCGTTTAGCCTTATCATTTGTTATATTCATTTTATCTACTATCTTTTCAATCGCAAATTTCTCAAAATTTTTTGAATTCATATTTTGCTTTTCATTTTCATATTCATTTAAAAATGTATATAGTGTATTATCATATATAGTATCAAAATAAATTGTTTTATTATTATCATATTCCAAATTTTCTAGACTTATATATTTTTTACTTATAAAATATTTTTCACATTCATCATCTTTTTTTGTCTGTTTTTTTTTCTCTTTTTTATTGTATTCGATATAATTTGTCATTAATGTTGATATTATTAATTGATTAATGTTTTTATTTAATAAAGCATAAAAAAAATCACCACAATCAATGCTAATAATAAAATTAATTAATTCATAATTATTATTAAATGATAAATTATTTAATTTGTATGAATTTATTAAATCATCAATTAAATCTCTATTTAAAATATTTATAAAATATTTTATATTTGCATCTTCAATGTTTAGATTTTTATCATTTATATATTTTTGTAAAACTTTTTCATTTTCTTTATAATCTTTAATATATTTTTGTATATTATTATCTATTATAGTTTTTATTATATTTGCATCTTTATAATGTAAATTATTATAATCAATAAACATTATTTCCAAATAATTGATCAAATTTTTATAATTTGTAAAATTATAATATTTTGAAATTTTTTTAATATATTTACTATTTGTTGGTATAAATGATTCTAATAAACTTTGTATATTATTTTTATAATTATCATTATCAGTTTCTTGTGATATATTTTCTAATGTAAAACTATTTATGTTATCAATTTTTTCATCATCATTTATATTATCATTTGTATTTTTATATTTATCTATATCTTTTTCTTCCAAAATATAAGAATTTATTTCTGAATTATTATTTAAAGCTAAAAAATATGGTATATAGTTACAATTTAAATTAGCCTTTTCGTATATTGATGTATAATTACAATTTATTTTTGATAAATTTAAAAATGGTAATGGTAATGTTAAAAATGAAATTATATTTAATTTATCTGATGGTGTTAATTTAGTTTTATTATATTTTATTTTTTTATTATCATCTATTTCACTATATAACATATTTAACCCCTCATAAAAAACAGTAAAATCAAATCTTTTTTTTGTAAATTCATTTTTATAAGTTACTAAACTATAAAAATTATCATAAATTACATTTATAACTTCAATTTGTGTATTGGCAGAAAGTGTATTATTGTTTTCAATATTATTATTAAATATATCTAATAATTTTGTTATATATTTCTTATAAGAATCAACTATATTTACTTTATTTTGTTTTGTCCAATTATCTACTACTGAAACCGCTTGTTCTACAAAATCATTAAATAATATAAAGTCATCATTATTATATTCAAATTCATCATCTTTTTTCATAAGAGTTTTTTTGTTTTTTACAACTGGAATAATCCATTTTATTTTTTTTTCTAAATTTATAATTTTTTCTATTATTGGTTTATAAAATTCATTTGTTTTTTTTGGTAATTTTGGATACATATTTTCATCAAAATCACTATACAAATTACGTAATTCTATATATCTATTAACCTCTCTATTTACACGTTCTATACTATAATTTGATGCTAACATTGTATCTAAATAGTTTGATATTTGTTCTTCTAATCCATATCTCTTTTCTGAATCAGGTACATTTACATTAAAAAATATTTCTTCATATTCTTCTTCTATTTCCAAATCTAATATATTACCTACATTTTTTTCATACAAATCAGTATCTACAATATTATTAAATTTTAAGTCATTGTCCATCTTTTTATCAAAAATAATTGATGTTTTTTTATCTAAATCGTCATCTTCTTCTATCATTTTTGAACCATCTTCAACATCTATCGGTTCGTTAGATAATGTTTCTTCGTCATCTAAAATAGTATTTATTTTTTCATCTCTTATAACTATTTTATCTATATTTAAATTTTCTGGTATTCCCGAATAAGCAAAATCAATATATATTATATCATCTGAACCTTGTAATGTTAGTTCTATCATATCTTTTTCAATATTAGTTATTAATGCATTTATAATATTAGGATTAGGTTCTCCAAAATATATAGATATATTTGTATTAATTTTAAGATTATTTTGAACTATAAAACTTGCTGATTTTTCTCTATGTAATAATAAAATATTTTCAATACTTTCTTCTAATAATTTACCTTCTTCATCAAATGATAATGTAATTATTTTTTCTTCAGATAAAAGTAATATTTTTTCTTTATTAATAAAATTTATATAAAAAGTTTTATTATGTAAATCTGGATTTGATGGAGCATCCAATTCTATTATATCACCTAATTGTAATTCATATTTTTTAATATCTATACTCATTATAAATATATCTATAATATATTTATATTAAAAAAATATATCTAAATAAGTTAAAGAATTGTTACTATATATAAATAGTTAATAATTATGAGTATTGTAAATGAATATCTATTAGATTTTGAATTTTTAAAAAAATATATTAATAACAATAATATTAATAACAATAATATTAATAACAATAATATTAATAACAATGAAAATAATTATTTAATTAATAAAACATATACATTTAATAATATAAATTATAACATTATTAAATATGATAAAGAAAAATTAAAAGAACTCGAAAAACGCGATTACGAGTTATTTAAAAAAATATCACTTTGTAGATCCATTATTTTTCGTAATAATAAATTACTTTCATTTAGTCCAAGTAAATCTATTAAATATGATACATTTAAACAATCATATACTCCTAATGATTGTTGGTTAGAAGATTTTGTTGATGGAACCATGATTAATGTATTTTTTGATGATATTAATAATAAATGGGAAGTATCAACTAAATCAACTGTTGGAGCAAATATTATTTTTTTTAATGATACGAAAAATTATAAATATTTTACAAATAATAATACAAATAATAGAAATTTAATTGACAATAATGATTATGATAATTCCAATGAATCTTATCATAATTCTACATTTAGAACATTATTTTTTGAAGCGTGTAATGTAAATAATTTTAATATTAATACATTAGATATAAAATATGTCTATACATTTGTATTTCAACATCCATTAAATCGTATAGTAACATATACTATGACTCCGATGATTTATTTAATTAAAGTATATCAAATTATAAATAGTGAAAATAAAGCTACAATTAAAGAATTTAATATTCAAGAATTTTACAGTGCCTATCCATATATTTTTTTAAATACTAATGTAAAATGTATTAATAAATATAATTTTGAAAATTATGAAAGTATTGAAAAATATTATAATAATGATTTAACACCATATGAAATTGTTGGAACAATGTTATATAATAACGATGGTTCAAGAAGTAAAATTAGAAATAGAAATTATGAATATATTAGACAATTACGAGGAAATAAAGTAAAATTACAGTTTAATTATTTACATCTAAAAAATCAAAATAAAGTAAACGAATTTTTATATTATTATCCTGAACATAAATTTATGTTTAACAAATTTAAAATTATTTTATATAATTTTACACAAGAATTATTCATTAATTATGTAAATTGTTATATTAAAAAAGAAAAACCATTAAAAGAATTTCCATTTGAATATAAAACACATATGTTCAAAATTCATGAAAAATATAAAAATGAACTTAGAATTAATAATAAAAATGTTGATAAAAAAGTAGTAATTGATTATATTAGTTCTCTACATCCTGCTCAAATTATGTTTTCGGTTAATTATAAAAATAAAAAAATTGCTGAAAATAATAAAGATATTCAAGATATTCAAGATATTCAAGATATTCAAGGTATTCAAGGTATTCAAGGTATTCAAGGTATTCAAGATATTCAAGGTATTCAAGATATTGAACAAATTCCTAATAATAATGAAACAATGGTCGAATAAATTTAATCACAATTAAACATATCTTCAGCCACTACACCTGCGAAAACACCCGTTATTAAAAAATTTTGATAATTTTCAGAATTTTCAATATATGTTGGTGTTCTATATTCTATAAATTGTTTTTTTTGGTGATATACAATTGGTATTGGATGTGTTTTTTGGTCATATACAATTGGTATTGGATGTGTTTTTTGGTCATATACAATTGGTATTGGAGTGCTTTGATTATGATTTATAGAATTATAGGATGGTGGCTCATCATATTCTATTTCTGGTGGAATTATCTCTTCTTTGTTTTTTTTATTGTAATATATAAAATCATCGTCATCCTCATATTTACTATTTTTACTAAATATTTCACATATATTACCCATATTATTTGATATATTATATTTAATATTTATAATATTATTTTTTAATAAAATAATATTATATTCAAAATAATTTCAAAATTGATTTAAAAAATATTTAAAATAGTTTAAATAATTAAATAATTAAATAATTAAATATGAATCTAAAAATTTTAAATGTTGTTGGTGCTGTATTAATTAAAGATAATAAAATTATACTTCCAAAAAGAGCTTCAAATCTAAAAGTAATGCCTGATAAATATGAATTTCCAGGTGGAAAAGTTGAAGAAAATGAAACATTAGAAGAAGCATTAAAACGAGAATTATATGAAGAACTATCTATTGATGTAGATATTGAAGATATCATTGATTTTCCAAAAAATGATTTAAAAACCGATAAAATAATGCTTACTGTTTTTATAATTAATAAATGGAAAAATGATTTAATTATTAATCCAGAAATTAATAGTGAAATTTTAACAGTAAATTTAGATGAATTAAAAAATGTTGAAGATTTATTAGATACAGATAAAGAACTTATTCCTGCAATTATTAAGTTTTTAAAGTAATTTCTTGTAAATTATTTTGTAATAAATAGTTAATCAGATTACTCATGATATCTTCTTTTTTTTCGCAACTGCTTTGATAAATTTCATGAATTTTATTACACATTTGAACATTTAAAACGCCGACTTTTTATATTTAGGTAATTAACAGAAATTGTTAATTTAAGTTTATTTACAAAATTGATTTAAAAATAAATATATATTAACAATATATAACGAAAATGGTTAAATATTCATGCGAACAATGCGGAAAGGAATTTTCTCAAAAATCTCACTATGATTCTCATAATAGACGCAAAACGCCATGTGAAAATAATGCTGATAAAATTAAGGGGCTTATAGATAAGGCAGTTGAAGAAAAATTAAAAGAATTAAATAAAAATTTTATTGTTGAAAATAAAGAAGAAATAATTATAAATACAATGGCTGTAATGAAAGACAAACTTAAAGTTATTTCATTATTTACAGGAATTGGTGGTATGGATATGGGATTTGATGGTGAAGTAGTTGTACATAAAGATTCAATTATAAATAAAGAGTTTATAGATAAACCATACACTATAAATGATTTTGTTGTATTAAAAAAAAACAACTTTGACTGTGTATTTCAAAATGATATACTTAAAGGGGCAAAAGAAGTATTTGGATTTAATAATGATAACTCAAAGTATAATACAACAAGTATTTATAATTTGATTTCAGAAAACTTCATATTTCCAAAAGCAGATATAGTTATCGGAGGATTTCCTTGTCAGGACTTTTCACACGCAGGAAAACGGAACGGATTTCAAAGTAATAAGGGACATGATCTAAAAGAAACAGTAGACATTGAAAAAGAAAACAGTAGAGGAACATTGTATAAAAGTTTTGTCGAAGTGGTCAACCAAGTAAAACCAAAAGTTTTTGTCGCTGAAAATGTATATGGTTTGCTTACTATGAAAAACGACCCTATTAAACAAATTATGACAGACTTTTCGAAGTTAGGATATGATGTTAATTATCAAGTTATATATTGTCCTGAGTTTGGAATACCGCAAACTCGTAAGAGAGTTATAATTATGGGAATATCAAAAGAAAGAAATATCGATATTAAAGAAGGCTGGAACATAATTACAAAGAATAAAACTGAATGTAATGTCGGGAAATATTTCGAACATCTTAAAGAACCTGATCTTACAGATGATATTTCCCAAATGATATATTCAAAAGCAAAAAAACTTGAGAAAGGTCAAGGTCAAACAGAAGTAAATCTTGGATCATTTGCACCAACAATGAGGGCTGAGCATCACGGAAATATTGAGTTCCGTAGACACGAGAATAGTAATATAAATATACACGAAAAGACTATGGTTGAGAGACGATTAACAGTTAGAGAGGCAGGATTAATTCAAACATTTCCTCCAGAATATGTGTTTAGTCAAAAAAAAAACATGGTCGCATACAAATATATTGGAAATGCTGTTCCACCTTTATTGGGTTATTTAATTGCAGATAAAGTCGATGAATTATGTAAAAGCCATTTTGCTTAAATATTTGTATTTTAAACTTGTAAAGAAATCTTATCTATTTGAAATTGTTGTTCCGATGTATTTCTGACATAATCATTAATAATTTCTTTTTTCAATATTTTAATCATATCATCTTGCCAAGACTTTTGACATGTTGTAGTTTCTTCAATCCTTTTTAAAGCACATTTTGCATAATGTTCTATCCAAGCGCCCTTATCTTTAGCTGTAAAAGGAACTATATTATCTGCATCACTCATTTTTTCAAAATTAATACAAGGTCTTGGAGTTCTATCTTGAAATAAATCAGTATCACTTTCACCCATAGCATTATGATATTGCGAACATCTTACTATATATGGTTCTGAAACTATGGATGGTCTTAAACAATAAATTAGCGTTTGATTAATATCCAATTCTTTTATGGTTGAACCAGGCATTTTTTTATATTTTGAAGATTTTAATTCTATTTTATGTTTTGTTTCTATTCCACTAGGATATGTAAATGTAATATTTATATCAGGTATTTTACATGTGAACTCTATTTCGTTATATTCTGGGTATTTTATTTTCATTTCATCCCATGCTAGTATACAACATTCACAACATAATTTAGAATATTCAGTATCAAGATTAGATTCGCCATCATTCCATGTAATGCTTTTTAATTCATCTTGTCTTTCATTAATTTTTTTTGTTGTCTCAATACCAAGTTTATAAACAATAGATTTGGTAATTTGCTCTGGTTCAGGTTGTTTAATAACTTCAGTTTTATATAATGTTTGATGCGAAAAAGACATTTGTTGTATCTATATAATAATAATAATAATAATAATAATACAAATCATTTTTTTTTTTTAATAAAAAAATGATTTTGTTTTACACCTAATTCGGCGTTTTAAATGTTCAAAAGTATATTATTGTGTCGGAATAAACTTCCAATTTAATTCTTGACAAATTTTTTTCCATATTTGGTCTTGCTCTATTCTTTTATCTCTATCTTTTAACATTGGAAAAAAAGGTAAAAATTTTCTCTCATTTAATAATTCACATAATTTATATAATGTATAATAATAATTCAAAAAATTAACTCTATCAGATGGACAATATTTTGAATATGGTCTTTGTATTTCATTAAATAAATTACATAATGTATCTTCTAATTCTGTTGACATTAATGGCGGTTTAATACCTAACTTGTCTTTAATAAATGGTATATGCTCATAATATTTATTATAACCTAGATTTTTTAATATTTCTTTTGTTTTAGAATTTGTTAAGTCTTTTAATTCTATTCTCTCTTTTTTTATTTTATTTTTTATATTTTCAAATACTTCAATAGGTATATTTGTAGTTTCTTTTGCTTGAAATTGTGCTAATATTTCTCTCAAATGATTTATTCTTTTATAAGCATAAAAACATATTTCTTTAGGTGGTTCTTTATATGATGGTTTATCATTTTCAATTAAAAATTTTGTAATATTACTACAATTATTACATATACATATGCCTTCTGTTTCAACAAATATTATCTCTCCATTATTACATTTTTTACATAGTTCATAATTATAATTAAATTCATCATAATTATTTAATGATTTTGTTATATTATTAAAATATTTATCAATATTTTTTGAATCATTGTTTATAGTTGATTTATCTTTATTATTAATAATATTATCATCACTAATAATATTTATATTATTCAAATTAAAAAATTTTGATATTTTATTGTTTTCTGAAGTATTTGTATTTTTATTATTTAAATCATTTATTTTTTGTTTATCCTCAAAATATGTAAAAATATATTTAGCATTATTTAAATAATAATCATTATATTTTTTATTTATTGTGATTATTTTTTTTTCGATTTCTTCAATTTCTTTTTTAATTAACTCTGGATTTTTATTTTTTTTTTTAGTTTTATTATCAGATATTAAAGATTTTAGTTTATTTATTTGATTCTCATATTTAGGAATTAACACATTTTTATCATGTAAATATTTTTCTGATATCTCACTATGTTTATCATCCAATGTTTTTATAGTTTTCATTATTAATATTATAATAATAAGTTTTAATTTTTAATTTTAAATTTTTAATTTTAAATTTTTAATTTATTCAAAATATTTTTTTCTTTAGCAATATTATAAAAATGGCTGGTGGACTTATGCAATTAGTTGCCTACGGGGCTCAAGATGTTTATTTAACTGGTAATCCTCAAATTACTTTCTGGAAAGTTACCTATCGTCGTCACACAAATTTCTCGATGGAATCTATTGAACAAACTTTCAATGGACAAGCCGATTTCGGACGTCGTGTTACTTGCACCATATCACGTAATGGTGATTTAGCTTACAAAACATATTTACAAGTCACTCTACCAGAAATTAACCAACAACACAACAGTTCAGGCCCTGTTTATGCGAGATGGTTAGACTCCCCCGGAGAACAATTAATTTCGCAAGTTGAAGTTGAAATTGGTGGTCAACGCATTGACCGTCAATATGGTGACTGGATGCACATCTGGAATCAATTAACTTTATCGAAAGAGCAAGAACGTGGTTACTACAAAATGATTGGTAACACCACACAATTAACATATGTATGTGACCCTGATTTCGCCAATGTTGATGGTCCTTGCTCATCCGATGGTGTCCGTCAAGTATGTGCTCCTCGTAATGCTTTACCTGAAACCACTTTATATGTCCCATTACAATTCTGGTACTGCCGTAATCCCGGTCTAGCTCTACCTTTAATTGCTTTACAATACCACGAAGTTAAAATTAACTTAGATATTCGCAATATCGAGGAATGCTTATGGGCGGTTTCCAGCATGGGTGGTGCCGGTGAAAAAGTTCAAGATGCCTACAAACAATCATTAGCGGCCGCTTCGTTATATGTTGATTATATTTTCTTAGATACTGATGAACGTAGACGTATGGCTCAAAATCCCCACGAATACTTAATTGAACAACTACAATTCACTGGTGATGAATCGGTTGGTTCATCGTCTAACAAAATTAAATTAAATTTAAATCATCCTTGCAAAGAATTAATCTGGGTTGTTCAACCTGATGCCAATGTTGACTACTGTGCTTCTCTACAATCTGGTCAATCGTTAAATCATTTATTAGGTGCCCAACCATTCAATTATACTGATGCGTTTGATGCTCTACCTAACGCGGTTCATGCCTATGGTTCGGACTCGAATGTTAACTCTGGTTCTTTCTTAACATCGGGTATGTTCCAAGACCCATTCGCTGATGATGTTGCCGTAAGCACTGGTACTGCTGTATCAGCGACTACATCTGATTCGGCTGTTTCGGATGCCGGAACTTTCGTCTTAGCTGAAACCGCCTTAGACATGCACTGCTGGGGTGAAAATCCAGTTGTAGTTGCCAAATTACAACTAAATGGCCAAGACCGTTTCTCGGAACGCGAAGGTACATACTTCGACTTAGTCCAACCTTTCCAACATCACACACGTGCTCCCGATACTGGTATTAATGTTTACTCGTTTGCCCTTAGACCTGAGGAACATCAACCTAGTGGCACGTGCAATTTCTCGCGTATTGATAACGCCACTTTACAATTAGTTCTATCGAATGCCACTGTTTCGGGTGTTAATACCGCCAAAGTCCGTGTCTACGCTGTTAACTACAATGTCCTCCGTATTATGTCGGGTATGGGTGGACTTGCTTATTCGAATTAGATTTAAGTGTTATTTTTATTTTTACATTTTAAATAAAAATAACTTAAAAATTTTTTCTTCTTTTTTTTGAAACAAATTTTTTGTAACAAAAATAATTTAAAGAAATAGCAATAAATAATATTATAAAAATGACTTCATTCAATATTGTTGATTTAATTACAAATAATCCTATTACAAAACTAAATGAAACACATAATAATAATTTATTAAATAAAGTAAAAAACACTTTTAATGAATCACAACAACAATTATTTATAGCAAGTTTTTATAGTTATTTAAATTATCATAAAACAGATGATTATATTGTTGATTTAGATAGTATATGGAAATGGTTGGGTTTTAATAGAAAATATAATGCAACTATTTGCTTAGAAAAAAACTTTATATTGAACAAAGACTATAGTAAAAAATATTCAATTAGTAATAACAATATTTTTGCAACCGCAGATGCAGTTGCAAAAACTAAAGGTAGTGGTGGTCATAATTCTGAAAAATATTATTTAAATGTTAAAACCTTTAAATCATTCTGTTTAAAAGCAGGAACAAAAAAAGCAGATGAAATTCATGAATATTATCTTAAAATGGAAGAATTGATTCAAGAAGTATTAGAAGAAGAAGCAACTGAAATGAAAAATAAATTATTAATTAAACAAAGTGAATTAGAACAACTTGAAGAAAACAAGAAAAAAGAATTAGAAAAACTTGAAGAAAACAAGAAAAAAGAATATGAAGAAAAATTAATCAAAGAAAAAGCATTAGAAAGACAAAAAATTTTACTTAAAGAATTTGGAAATAGTGAATCATTAATATATATTATTAAAGTTAAATCTTATAATAATGGAGAATATATTATTAAAATCGGAGAAAGTCGCAGAGGTATATTAGGTCGTTTTAATGAACATAAATCACATTATGAAGAATGCTTATTATTAGATTGTTTTTTTCTAGATAAAAGTAAAGATTTTGAAAGTTTTTTACATAACCATGAAAGTATTAGATGTAATAGAGTTACTGATTTGGCTAAACATAAAAATGAACGTGAATTATTTTTAATCGGAAAAGAACTATCTTATAAAATGTTATTAAAAATTATTGATAATAACATTAAATATTTTGAAAAAAATAATAATGATGAAGTAGAAAAATTAAAATTAGAATGCGAAAAATTAACATTATTAAATGAATTAAATAAAAATGGAAATATTAATTCATTTATTGAGGAATTAATTAAAAATAATAACACAAATAATGAAATTTTATTAAACAAAATAGATAATTTAGAAAAAATAAATAAAACAATATTAGAAAAACTAAATCTTCAACAAGTTAAAAATACAACAAATTTTAATCAACCATTGGTAACATTAGGTCCGCGACTTCAGCAAATTAATCCAGATAGTCTTAGTTTAATTAAAGTATATGATTCTGTATCTGAGTGTATGAGAGAAAACTATCAAATAAAAAGACCAAGTATTAATAAAGCAATTGCAGAAAATACAATATATCATGGTTATAGATGGTTATATGTTGATAGAGAATTAGATCCAAATATAATTAATAATATTCAACCTACAAAAAAAACTAAAATACAAAATTTAGGTTATATTGCAAAACTTGATAAAGACAAAACACAAATTATAAATGTATATTTAGATCGTAAAACCGCATCATTAGCTAATAATTTTTCTTCTTCATCTGCATTAGACAATCATGTTAAAAATAATACTCTTATTAATGAATATTATTATATTTTACTATCTGATTGTAATTTAAAATTAAAATCTGATTTTTTAAACAAACATAATTTTAGAGAAATATGTTTATATAAAAATGGTATTGGTCAATATAATAGCGAACAAGAACTTATTCAAGAATTTATATGTAAATATGATTGTATAAAAAAATTACATATTAGTGATAAAACATTAAGAAAAGCATTAACTAGAAATATAGCATATAATAATAATTATTTTAAAACTATTGGTAGTAAATTACAAATTTAATAATTATAAAATTTTGTTAATATAATATTTTATTATTATAAATGCAAGTAAGTTTAATAAAAAATAGTTTTTATTTTACATACATATTTTTAATTACAACTGGAACAATATGTTTTATTGAAGCTTTGCGTAATCCTGTTCCCCAAATTCGCCACATTATGAATTTAGAAACATGTATATCAGTTGTTGCTGGGTATTTTTATGGAGTATTTGTAAAAGAAATTAATACTTTTGAAGAAAAACAAAAAGAAGAAAATAAAAATTCAGATACTAATAATCAAAAATCTGAATTACCTTTGGAAAAAATCAATGATATGCGTTATACTGATTGGGTTATTAGCACACCATTAATGTTATTAGTTTTATGTATGGTTCTTGGATATGAAAATAAAATTACCGTAACATTATTACCATTTTTATTAATATTATTATTTAATTTCTTAATGTTATTATTTGGTTATATTGGAGAAATTGGTAAATTAACAAAAACAACAGCTAATATGTTAGGTTTTGGTGCGTTCTTTGCTATGTATGCTACTGTATGGAATGTTTATATGACATCAAAAATAAAAACATATCAATCTAAAATAATTTATTTCTTATTTTTAGGTTTATGGTCATTATATGGTGTATTATATCAAACCGATAAATTAACAAAAGTTTTTGGTTATAATATTTTAGATTTATTTGCAAAAGCATTTGTTGGAATATTCTTTTGGTTTTATTTAACAAAATCTATAAAATTATAATATTTTTTAATTTGTTAATTTGTTAATTTGTTAATTTGTTAATTTGTTAATTTGTTAATTTGTTAATTTGTTAATTTGTTAATTTGTTAATTTGTTAATTTGTTAATTTGTTAATTTGTTAATTTGTTAATTT